AAGAGAGATTTTTATATTTACATCTTATTTTTTTTTGTTTTTTAATATATTTTATCATCATTAATGGTAATAAAATATATTTAATCGAGTAAACGCCGGATTTTTGAAAAGAAATTCTTTCATAAATTTATAATTTTATAATTTAATATATAATATATATGACAAATGTCATAGATGATCCAGAAAAATTTAGCAGATGTAGTTTTATATCTGCTGAAATAAATCATGACTTTAAAGGACTTTTTAATGTAAAACAAGCAGATTGCTTTAATATTAATAGTGTATGTGAATCTAATCTAATTGTCCAAGACTATAAATCTATACATGGCAATGGCAGACGTCCCGGATCAAAAGGGGACGACGATTTAGTTTCACAAATATTTTTTAAATCGAAGCCGCCCAAAGCCGTCGATGTCTCAGCGTACAGATGTAGTAAAGAGGATTTTAAACAGTTAATAGATGGTGAACATACAATGTATTGTCTAACTGGAAAGGGTGATTTTAATCAAGCCATAAACATAGGTGACCCAATAAAATTAGAAGGTAGTAACTTTATTAAATGTAAGATTTATAAACAAGAAGTTGAAGCTAAACCTTATGCAAAAAATCCATCAATTATATCTATATTTGAGTATCCTTATGAAAATTTTCTAATAATTGATGCAGTACCTTTTTTTGTTACTGCAATTTTAAAAAGTCTTCAATTTCCAGAATGTAAGCCGAATGAGGTGGATGAAAAGAAAGTCGATATTACAAATAAAACGTATTCTGATTTGAGCGGCGAGATGCAATGGCCTTTTAGACCTAAAATTAATGTTATTAATACTGCTTCTACACTTGGTGATGGTTCTCCTCGAACCAATCCCGCTGCACTCACATTTAATATAAATAAGATATTAAATGGAGTCCCAACAGAAAGCAGTTCTATTATACCAGGGGGCGCGCAGGGAGTACCTCTTATTTATTCTTGGTATTATAGTAGGCCAGAAAAATCTAAGCCTCGTGATACATTTATGATGAGTGAATATGAAATTATAACCAAGCCTCAAACAAGTGAACTTATAAATTATCAACAGTTACAATCGTGGCGGGGCGGGCCTAGCATTAAGGGTGATGATTTAGAAGACGCAAATAAACGTAATAGAATTGCGAAAATAGTAATAGAAATGAAGGAGAAAAATTTAGTACCGCCCAAAAAGCCAGGAGGAGGACCTGACAAACTCGATCCCGCCCAGTGCAAAGATGTTAATTTATACCTTCAAAGAAAACGTTCAGGTGATTATTTACAAATTAAATCCACATATGATTTTCCTACCCTTGCAAAAGTCGATGCAAACCAGTCATATATATATCAATTGAAGAAAGGACCAGACGCTGCTGAAAAAAACAGTTCAACTACATTACATAAAGGAGGTAGTTTAAAAGATATAGATATAACAGGAGAGTGGAAAAATAAAGATTGGTATAAGAAAAGAACATATTTTGTTACTGGAGATTGGCCAGCATTTTGCTATGCTACTTATAATAAAATTAATTGTATATTAACATGTAAGCGTGGGGGTAAGGGCAAAGATGGGGGTGAGGACAAGGGGGGCTGCTCAGGATACGCAGAAAAACATACAATATTTAGAAATTTTGTTGATTAATATTTTTGTAATATTATATATTATATATGAGTATAATAAATTTTAGTTTTACCGATTATGAAGATTTATTTTCATATTATATTTTTAATGATATTATCAATAAAGAGACATTGGCAGCTCTCGGCGCACGTCGTGCCGATGATCGCCTCACGCGTTCACCGACACTCACATTGAGTGATTACTATGACATAATATATAATTTATCAATTACTATTATAAATGATTCAATTATTAAACAACCTTATAAAATATTTAATATAGTTTTGGCTTCTTTTTATTTAAATACTAATTATTATATAACTGGTATTAATAATTATGAAACCGATTGCGAGATTCAAGATAATTTGCTAAAATTAATAGAACACCATAAAACAACTGATTTATTTAATATATTAAATCAATTAATAACAAACACAAACGATAACGAAATATTTAACAATTTTTTGAAATTGTGTGATAATAATAATAATATCCTTAAATATATAATTACAACTTTTTTTGATGGATTAGCTGAATATCCATTTAGATATGAAAATATAACAAAAAATAAGGAGGTATTTGTAAATCCTACAGAGGAATATAATAGTGATAAAAAAGAGAAAATAAAAAATAAATTTATAAAATTAATTGACAATTTGAAACCTGCGCCTCGCCCCCCCCCTGTGATTGTTCCAAACTCAAAAAGAGACAGGGACCGGAGTCCGGTTGCCGATCCATCCACGCCAAAAACCCAGCGCATCGGCGAAAGTAGGCCGATGGAATATGATGGTGGAGGTGACAAAAAACTTAAGATAAAAAATAAAAAAACTAGAAAATATAAAAATATAAAAAATAAAAAAACTAAAAAATATAAAAATATAAAAAAGAAAAAACTAGAAAATATAAAAAAGAAAAAAACTAAAAAATATAAAAATATTAAAAAGAAAAAAACTAGAAAAAAATAAAATAAAATATTATTATTATTAAAATTTAAAATTTAAATAATAATAATAATATTAATGTCTAAAAGAAAATTAGAATCTCTCTCAACTAATAATCCTAAAATTATAAAATTTTTTAATGAACATGAATCTCTTGATTTTGATGAAATAATTCTTTCTTTTATTAATATTATTGAAAAATTAGAAGATAATATTCAAAATAATCCTTCTAATAATTCTATTCAAAATATTCTCTCTGAAATTAAATCTATTAAAAGTGATATGTCAAAATATCAGACTGAAACTTCCCAAAATTTCTCTCAACAATTTTTAGATTTTAAGAGAGAATATATTAATGATCTTCGTTTAAACTTAACTTCTAATGTTTCTGATAAAATTGAACCTTTAATTAAAGAACAAATACAAATTCTTTTTCAAAAAACAGAATCATTAATTCCAAAGCAAAATCAAGAACTTCAAAATAAATTCCAAGAATCTCTTAAAAGTATTAATAAAGATACTGAAGAATTTATGAAATCTACTATTACTGAATCTTCACTTCAAACTTTTATTTCTCAAATTGATCAAAAATTATCTCATGCTTTTTCTAATTCTGAACAACATATTCTTCAAAATATATCACAACAAGAACAACGTCTTGATAAAAAAATTACAGATATTCAAGAAAAAACTAATTCTCAAAATAATCAATCTTTATCTCTCAATAATTCCGTTAGTGAAGTTCTTAAAAAATTAGAAAATTCATCTGCTAAGGGCAAAATATCTGAAAATATTATTGTTAATATTTTACATACTCTTTATCCTACAGGACAAATTGATCATGTTGGACAAACTAAAGAAACCGGTGATATTATTCTCTCTAGAAAAGATAAACCTAAAATTCTGATTGAAAATAAAGATTGGGGAAAGAATGTTGTTCAAGAAGAAGTTAAAAAATTTATCCATGATATAGAAACTCAAAATTGTTCTGGTGTATTTCTCTCTCAAAATTATGGTATTGCTAATAAAGAAAATTTTGAAATTAATGTACATGATGGTAATATACTAATTTATGTTCATGAAGCAAATAATGACCCTGAAAAAATAAAAATTGCTATTGATATTATTGATCATTTTAAATATAAACTTGATGAATTTAAAGAAAATAAAGATTTTGAATCTATCCCAAAAGATATTCTAGATTCTATTAATCAAGAATATCAATCTTTTATTCAAAGTAAACTTTCTCTTATTAAACTTATTAAAGATTTTAATCAAAAAATATTAAAACAACTTGAAGATATTAAAATTACTTCTCTTGAAGAGTATCTCTCTACGCGATATGCTAGTGCTACCAGTAAATATGTTTGTGAATATTGTGGTTTTATTGCTAAAAATGCAGCTGCCAAATCTGCTCATTTACGTGGTTGTGTTACAAAAAAAAATAGTACTAATGCGCCACAAATATGTGTTAATATTAAATAAATTAAAAATTGATCGATTTATTAATAATTATTTTATATATAATAATGATATCTTCTAATATATCATGCGATTTTAATAACCATAGTATATCTAATCATAGTATATCTAATCATATTCATAATTCTAATTATTTTATCTTTCTTATTATATGCAAGTATTTCCTTTATCATAATAATATTACTAAAACTATTTATAATAATAATATAAATAGTTTTAGTAAAACTATAAAATTTAACCCAAAAAAAATTATTCTTATTAAAAAAAATATAATCATTATCGGAAAAAAAATCTTATGGATTGGCGGATTTTTAAGTTGGGCATATGTTTCTTTATTTCTTACTTATTAATAATATAATCTATTAAATTATTAATTTTATAATATAAATGATGATGTATTATATATCCTATTCCATATTTTATTATACTTTGTATAATAAAATTTTCTATATCTACTTTTTTTAAATTTTTTTTTAAATTTTTATTTAATATATCTAATAAATATATTAATACTGGACTTTGGTCTATTGATAATATTTGTGGGTCAGATATATATTCTGTTATTGTTGATATTATTCCTAATTCTATATATTTTTTTGGTATATTTAATTCTCCTTTTTTTTCTACTTTATTTACTTTTCTTAATGGTAATATATTCATTTGTAAATTTTGTGATATAATTTTTCTTTTATTATTTACCATTTCTGCTATATTTCCTGGTGCAGATTTTATTCTTTTCATATAAATATATCTTTTATTATTTATATATCAATTATATTATATATCAATTATATTATATATTAATTATATTATATATCAATTATATTATATATCAATTATATTATATAATTAAATATATAATGGATACTCAACAAAAACCTGATTCATTTGATCAATTAAGTTCAACACGAAAGCGAAAACAGACACCCTTCTATGTACCTAGCACTGAATCAGCTCAACGAACTCAGCGAAGAAAATCTACCACTCAACAAAGAAAATCTACCACACAAAAAAAAAAATTATCACCACCTACTAAATCTGAATCTAAAAAAAGTAAATCTAAATTTTCTATAGAACCTGAATTATACAATTATTTTAATTTTTCTGGAGAATTATTTGATTTAACATTGACTAGTTATAATAATTCTTATGGTCGTTTTAAAATTGCTCATAGTATTCAAAATGGAATTCAAAATGAAATTAATAAATATATTCATGAATTAGAAGAAATTACACTATCATCAAAAGATGATAAAAGTAGTAAAAGAAAAATCAGATTAGATTTTTTAAATGAATGTGCTAATTACTATTATTTAGAATTATTTTTTAAAATATTATTAACATGGTTAAATGGTGGTGGTAATGGTCATGATAATGATTTTCGTTATTCTCAATATTTTAATCAATCTCTAATTATTGTAGTTGCTGGAGGAAATATTTATACTATTTTTGCTGAATTATTAGATAATATTAAAAATTCTAATAATCAATTTGATAATTTAACAAAAACTAATCAAAATATTATTAATATTATAGTTAAAATAAATGGTCAAATTAAAAAAGGTAGTACTTTTAATAAAATTGAGTGTTATAAAGAATTAATTAATATACTTAACAAGAAAAAATTTAATGAATATTTTCAACCCATGCTTGCATCTATTAGAGCTTATAATGATGAAAAAAAATATATTACTAGTTTTAGTGATTTTGATTATAATTTAGTTCCTAATAAAAATTTTAATTATAAACCTATTTCTAATTACTTTACTCAGAAATCTAAATCACCTACTCAGAAATCTAAATCA